AGCGTGCCATTATGACGCTGAACCCGGCACAGCTTGCACGCGATGAGGAGGAGTTTCTCGACCAGATGCGTATTAGTCGGGAGTCTTCTCCTACGGTTGGATACTACGTGGAGGCCAAGTGAAACGTCAACTGATGGCAGAGCAGTGGGACGAATTCGCCCGCAAGATTCTGCCTAAGGATTGCCCCGCCACGCAGCGTATCGAGATGCGCCGCGCGTTCTATGGGGGCGCTCAAGCAATCCTATTCAGGGTAATCATGGCGTTCGCGCCAGAGGCTGAGCCGACCGCCGAGGATCTCCAGGTAATGGAAGATTTAGACCAGGAGTTGAAAGACTTCGGCAAGTTGATTGAACAGGGGCGAGCGTGACTGATGACCGCTGTACTCAAGTATATAATTCCCATTTTTTAGCCGCCCAGATCATGGCGTACACCGCAAGCGCACCGCCGACCAGGAATCCCAGCGCAAAAGAGATCAGCCCTTCCAGCATTTCCCCGCTCCTATCAGGTCGAATAACCCCGCATGACCTGGGGACAGCTTAGACTACAACTCCAGACGTCGGCGCCCGCCATTTCGCTCGACCTGCTGGACGAGTGGCTGAATACCCGCTACACCGCTGTCCTCGAGGCAACCGACTGGATCGGCCTCAAAGCCCACGCAATGGTGCAGACCCTCGCTGCGTACCAGTCGGGGGCCGACTCGATCACGGCGACGGTCGGATCGAACGCGGTGACGGGCCTCGGCACTGCGTGGACGAACGCCATCACCGGCCTGAAGTTCTACATCCCGGGTGAAACGGTCATCTACACCGCGACGTGGGTTTCAGGGACGTCGCTCACGCTCGACCGGCCATTTGAGGGCATCAACGGCACCGATCCGGCGGGCACGGTTTACGCGGCGCAGGCGTACGTGTTCATGCAGAACGTCTACCCGCTGCCGGCGGACTGCCGCTCCATCGTAACGGTGCTCGATCCGTTCACCGATCTGCCCATGCAGCCGTTCACCAAAGACGGCATGGACGCCTCCGCGGGAAACCGCGCGACGATCGGCTACCCGAAGGCGTGGGCCGAGTACGACGACTCGCCGGAGGTTTCCCCGCCTGTTCTCCATCAGATAGAGCTTTATCCTCCGCCGGTCGACGCCCGCGGCTTTCCGCTGGAATATCTGCGGGCGGCGTTTTCGTTCGATGGCACGAACACCGCCAGCTCGCCGCTGCCGTTCGTTTCCGGCGCCGTGCTGCTTCATGGCGTGCGGGCCGACATCGCGCTCCACATGGAGCTGTACACGAAGGCGACGGGCTACGAGGCGCAGTACGAAAGGGAGCTACAGCGTTTACTCCTCGTCGAACACGCCCAGCGCAGAACGAAGACGGCCATGAAGATGGCAGCGCGATTCACGCGGCATCGGCTCGCGCGGGCGCTGCGGGGCTATCAGCGGGGCTTTGGGCCGAACCCGCCCACGGACCAGCCGTGAGGCTCATGGAATGACCCTGGCGACGATGTACGGCCTTGCGTCCCAGCGTCTCAATGAACCGTTCGCGCAAGGCGGTCCCACGTTTTACCCCACGGTGGAAATCGTGGCGGCGATCAACGAGGCGAACCGGCTGTTCTGCCTGCTGACGCTGGCTCTTGAAACCACGGTGGCCTGGAATGTGGCCGCCGCGACAACGTTCTTCCATATGCTGACGCTTTACGGGGACTGGATCGCGCCGCTGCGGATCGCGACGGCGGCGGGGGCGAAGGTGCGGCCTTCGACGTGGGGCGAACTCTGGAGCCTCGACAGCCAGTGGCCGGCCTCGCCGGGTGCGCCGACCCGGTACGCGAGCCAGGGGGCCGATCTGCTTGGCCTTTACCAGCAGCCGGCGGGCGGCACCATCTTGTCGGTGACTTACGCGCAATGCCCCGCCCCGCTGGTGAACGACGCGGATACGCCGGCGGTTCCGGCCGAGTGGCATCCGCTGTTTGTGGATTACGGGGTCTACCGGCCTCGCCAGGCGGAAGGCGGCGATGCGCTGGCGGGCGCGCTGCCTCTTCTCGAGCGTTTTCTCGCCGGGGCGGGAGCTTACGCGGACATCGTGCGGGCGCGCAATGTGGGCAACGGCTACGATTCGATGCCCTTTGAACTGAGGTCGTTCGACCGCTCGCGGCTGACGGGAAAGTCGAAAAGCAAAGGGTGAAGTGCTTTCTTTTCTCCCTGGTGCTGGCCGTATCCGCTTTTGCGCAAGTCTCGCCGTTTCCGGGTTCGAACGACACCAACGCCACGCTCGGGGTGGGCGCCGATAATGTTTCGTCGGCTTTGACCTCCGCGATGCTGATCGGGGACACGGTGGCGCATGTCGCCAATGCGGTCAATATCCCGCAGTGGTCTTTGATTACCTGGGGGACGGGCACGGGGGCGGAACTGGATCAGGTGTGTCTGGTATCGGGCAACACTCTCACGTTCGGCACGCGGACGGCCTGTCCGTCGATCCTCGGGCGCGGGCTTTCGGGAACGACCGTGGCTCCGCATAACATCGGTGTTACAGGGTCCCTGAACTCCAACGCCTGGTATCAGCAGGCGGCGGCTTCGGCTATTGTGGCGATCGAGAACACGTACACCGGGCCGAACGGCGCCGCGGACGTTGGCTTTACCAATGCGGCGGGTCAGACCACGACCGTGGCGGCGGCGCTTCTCGGGGCGGCGCCGCTGCCGCTTTCGGCTCCGACTTACTTTCAGCATCTGCGCAATTGCGTGGCGCGCGTGAACGCCTCGACGGGAAGCACGCAGTCGTCGGAGTGCCGGATTCTGTTCCTCGGCGATTCGACGACCTTTGGCTACGACAGCCCGTTCTCCGGTTCGATGACGCAGGCTTTCATGCGGCGCATGAACAGCTACGGATTCATAGCCAGCGAATCGAGCTTCATCGGGGATGGTTCGGCCACCACGCGCAGCTCGGTGAATCCGCAGGTCTCGGTCACGGGCGGATGGACTCCGGGGAACAACACGCTGGGCGGATCGGTCCTCAGCACGGCGGCGACCGGCACGGTGACGCTGACCCCGCAGTCCCATGCCGACTATTTCCGTGTCTTTTTCGGCACCTGTTCGGCGTGCGGCATCGCGACGGTTTCGTTCACCACCGGCGGCAGCGTCAGCGTGAACACCTATGCGGCGACCAACGGGATTCTCGAACAGGACTACTCGACGGCGGGGGCCTTCGATGCGGGGCTGCAGATTTCCTATTCGTCCGGAGGCGCCGTGAACCTGCTGGGGATCGAAGCGGCGGCGACGGGCATTTACAACGAGTTCATCATCGACAACGCGGGCGTGCCGGGCGCCACCAGCGCCAGTCTGCTGCAGGTTTTCACGAGCGGGTGGGGGCTGACCTCGATGCTGCCCGTGCTGGCTCCCGATCTGATTGTTATCGACCTCGATTTGAACGACGGGCCGGATGCGATCGCGCTGGGCACCTACATCGCGAATATGCAGGCGCTGATCACGGCTGCGAAGGCGCAGTCGGACGTTCTCATTGTCACGAGCCAGCACGGCAACGGCACGTTCGCCGATGCGGTGGTGGGGCCTTACGTGGCGGCGGTGAAGACTCTTTCGCTCATCAACGGGGTGGGGCTCCTCGACTACTGGACCACGGCGGTGAGCTATGCGCAGCAGGTGACGAACGGCTGGAACGCGGACGCCCTGGTGCATTACAACGCCAAAGGCAACGCGGACATTGGCGGGGCAATCTTCAACTTTCTGGCTCCGATGCTGGTGAGCAGCCTGCCGAACGGCGCGCCTCCGATTCAGCACCTGGGCGGGATCGGGCCGACACCGGCGATTACGTTCGGCGCGGGCGCGGGCACGGGCGCGGTGAGCAACACCTCGAGGGCGACGGATTTGAACGGCAACATCTGCCTGACCACGGGCAGCGCGCCGGCGGCTTCGAACACTCTTCTGACGATCGCTTACGCCAACGCGTACGTTGCGCCATTCCCCGACCTCGTTATCTCGCCTTCGAACGCGGCGGCGGCGGCTCTAAGCGGCGCGGCGTCGATTTACTTCGACGGGACCAACAGCACGCTTTCGCTGGCGTACATCAAAACCGGGAGCACGGCTCTGGCGGCCGCCACGCAGTACTGCTGGGGCTGGCACGTGGCGCATTAGATGTCCACGTTTCCCTATGGCGCCGCGCTGTTCGGGCAGCCGCCGACGCCTTTTGTTCCGCTGCCGGGCTGCGATGTGCAGAACAGTTTGAACGATCTCTATTTCAGGCTCGGGTTCCTGAACGTGGGCGACATGGCGCGCGACGACCGCTGGGTGACGCTGGCGGAGCTTTATCAGTTTGCCGACGATGCGGTGAAGAATCTGGCGCGGACGTCCTCGCTGTTCCTCAACTACGACGCTTCGATCAACGTGGCCATCGCGGGCGCGACGTATCCGCTGCCCGCCGGCTGGGTGTGGACGGAGAGCGCGTGGCTCGTGTACGCGGACCAGCCCGTCGTGCTGCTACGCCTATCGACTGTGGGCCAGCTCTTTGCATTAGATGCGCAGTGGAGCGCAACGACGGGCAATCCATCCCGATTATCGCTCGATGCCGCGGGCGTGGGCAACGGGGTGCTTTACCCCGTGCCGATCGCCGTAGCTGTGCTTAACGAGATTCTGGGGGTGTGTCCGGGTGCGGTGACGGGGGTTTCGTCGGCTCTGCCTCTGTCGCCTGTGCTGCAGGATTACTTCACAGATGCGTGTCTTGCGGGCGCGCGGGGTAAAGCGAGCGATTCTCAAATGCCAGAGGTCGCGGCGCACATGGCGGAGCGGCTGAAGCTTTACGCCAGCGTCGTGGACAGCCTGTTCGGGGCGCGTTAGCGCCCGGCAAGGTCGAGTACTTCGCGGCATTGTCGAACTACACCACAGTGCCCGGATACGCGCGGAAATCCCTTCAGATCGTTGGCGGCGGGGGCGGATGGAATCTCCTTAGCCCGCCAGACAAAGTACCCCAGACCGATTTCCTCCTCGCCCAGAATTTCCGGAGCGATTCGCTGGGGCGTCTCGTCTGCAGGCCTGGGTACCTTGCGCAGTTTTCCATCGCGGGCGGAGGCATCGCGCACTCGGCGGCTTCGATGGGCGGCGCGGCTTCGCCTTACTTCGTCGGGACCAATAACGGTATTTTCAATCCCACCGGGAGCCTGTATTACGGCGGGGCTTTCGTGGCCACTGGCTTCGACGGCAACCGCCTCGGCTTTGCTTCGCAGAACGGCATGATGTGGGTCATGAACCGGGGCGCGCAGGGGCGCTATAACCCTGTGGCCGGGAGCGCGTCGAGCGGATGGTTCCCGTACGGGCTTACGCCTCCGCCGGCATCGCCCGCCGGCGTTGGAGTCTCGACGCCCGCATCGGTCACATCTGTGACTTACGGCTATGCTCCGGTGGGCAATTCCAACTATGTTCACTTTCTGACCATCGCGGGTGTGACGTATTCGCTGATCGAGGACGGCATCACCGATCCCGATGCTATGGCGCTGCAGATTGCCCTTCTTGCCGGGGCGGACCCGAACTGCAGCGTCACGTACCCGGGTACGGGCAACCTCATCACCGTGGCGCCGATTCTGACCAACCTGCTTATCCCGGTCAGTGCGTCCGATGGCAACGGGCCGGCGAATCTGCTGATCTCGGGAACGCCGGTGCTGCCGAACGGGACTTACCGGTTCTACCTGACCTTCCAGTCGACGGACTTCTCGGTTGAATCCAATCCCAGTCCGCCATCGCCGCCAGTGGTGGTGGCCAACGGCGCTATTACCGTGACGATTCCGGCCCTCGACGCGCCCACCGATACCCGCGTCGGCTTCATCAATATCTACGCCACGGGAGGAACGCTCTCGGCTGCATACCGGGTGGGGCAAGTGGCTTCCACCGTTGCCGCTCCCGCCACGACGTTCCCCGATTCCATCGCGGATCTGCAGGCGACTCAGAACGGCATCGTGATGTCCATCGTCAACGGGCTGCCGCCGGCGTGCTCGGGCATCATCGGCCCGCAGTTCTCGCAGTTGATGGCGTTCTCGACGGTGGCGAATCCGAACCGGGTTTATTACACGCAGCCGGGTCTGCCGCAGTACTGGAACACCGATCCGCAGGTGGGCGACTTCTTCGACGTGGGGCTTTCGGGCGAGGCGATCGTATGGGCGACGATCCATGCCAACCTGACCGTTTTTTATAAAGAGCGGTCTATCTGGATTCTGATCGGCTCGCCTCTGACCGGGCAGCTTGAGCAGATGTACGAAGGCGCGGGGTTGTGCGGGCAGTTCGCGCTGGCGCCCGCCGGCCAGGTGGACTACTACATTTCGGCGAACGGGCTTTGTCTGTTCGATATGACCGAATCGCACGTTCTGAGCGGCAACATTCTGCCGCTTTTTAATCAGAATCTTGCCAACAGCGGGCCGCTGACGACGCCGGGTTCGGTGATGCCCGGTTCGTTCTTCAATTCG